AAGATGATTGATAGATTTTTGCTAAAATTTTTTGGTGGTTTAGATAATATATTTTCATGGCTTGAGACTTATTCTATAAAACTTACTACATGGTTATGGAAATCAAGAGTTAAAATCTTACACGAAAAAAGAAAAAGAAAATGAGAGACACTAAAGTTTTAGAATCATTTAAGAAGCACACCGAAAGAAAACTTAAAGAGATGAATATTTTTAAACATCTAAAGAAAGAAGTTAATGTTGGTGCTAATGGTACACAAGATTATGTTATCAAAAAAGGTATTAACAAAGGTAAGGTTGCTAAATGAAAATATCTGAAAACACATCTGTTGCTATGCCAATTAAAAATATGGTTGGTATTATTGTTGCTGTTGCTATGGGTATCTTTGCATACACAGAGGTAACTGCAAGACTAACTTCACTTGAAACTTCTAGAGAACTAATGAACTCTGATCTACTTAAAAAGTCAGAGCAAACTACAACTGACAAAGAACAATACTTACTTCTTGAAGATCTATACGAAACTGTAGAGAAACACCAAGAACTTTTAGATAAAAATATTCACACTCAAGTAATGCTAGATCATATAGAAGCACAATTAAAAAAAGCATTAGAAGATATTGAGGATTTAAAAGATAAGGTAAGACAAAATGGAAACAGTTATTAGTACAGTTGTAGCTTTATGTATGTTTATAGCAGGAGAACTAACTGAGCATCGTATTCAACCTGCCATGTCTGATTGTTTAAAGGGTAAAAGGATTGCCGAAAGATCTGCTAACGATAATATAGAGTATAAGTGTGGTAGAGTAAAAGCAGAATTAGAAAAAAATATTGATGGTAGTAAAGCTATAAAAAAAATAGTAGAATAAATTATGGCTATCAGAAAAACTACTAAAGGTAAGAACGCAAACTACAGACCAACAAAGTCTGGAGCTGGAATGACGGCTAAAGGTGTAAGAGCATATCGAAGAGCCAATCCTGGTAGTAAATTAAAAACTGCAGTAACAGGTAAAGTTAAACCTGGATCGAAAGCAGCTAAAAGAAGAAAATCATATTGCGCAAGATCTCTTGGTCAACTTAAAAGATCTTCTGCTAAAACAAGAAACGATCCTAACTCTAGAATAAGACAAGCTAGAAGAAGATGGAAATGTTAATTTGAAAAAGACTTGGAAAAAACAAAAGGTTCAATCATTAGTTTGTGGTCATTGTAAAGAATGTGACAAAAAGTTAATGAGTGATGAGGGTGGATGGATAGTAACTGCAAAGAGAGAATATTTTTGTCATGATGGTAAAGAAGGTTCTTGCTTTGACAACTACTGTGAGTTAAAAGTTAAACAACATAAGGAGCAACATGAAAAAAGGTTATCACAAAACAGCTACTGGTAAGATCGCAAAGAAGGGTCTTTACTATAACATCAATAAGAAAAAAAAAGCTGGTACATCAAATTCTAAAAAAAAGTCTACAATCTCTGCGAAGGCTTACAAGAATATGAAGTCTGGATTTAAAAAGTAATTCTTTTTAATTCTTCAAACTCTTCCCAGATAGAATTTTCTGGACCCCAATATCTTTTTTTATCTTGCTTGTTATTTAGTGAATGTAAGATAGTTGTATGATCTTGATTAAATACTCTACTCATTGAAGATAGGCTTACATTATATTGTTCATGTAATAGATTATAAAGTATACTTCTAGTTCTAACTATATCTCTTGTTCTACCTTTACTAAAAATATCATGTTTGCTTACAGTATATTTTTCACAAACCTTATCGACAATTTTATTTACAACTTCTAAGTTTGCGTTTTTAAATTTAATACCAATTTTTCTTTTTAAATTACTGTCTACAATTGGTTGATTTTTTTGTAGGAGATCTGCTGCATATAAAAATCCTTCCGAGAACCCTACCTCATATAATCTTTCTTCTTGGTTCGTAAGAAGGTAAAATGCTTTCTTTACTTTATATATAAATTGATTGTTGTTTATGTTGTTTTTGTGTTTTTGATAGTGTTGACTTATATTTATGGTCATAGATCCCCTACAGTTTCCTTTCTTTTTTTTCAACTATTAAGTTAGTAACTAACTAGCTAATAACTTTTCTTTTGTCTGCTCTATTTGCCAAAGTAATTTATAAGAATCTTGTTGATACTTATTTACTTTTACTTTTGCTTCCAGATACTTCTCGTGTTTCTTCGCTTGAAGATCCTTTAGCTTTTGCAGACGAACTTTGATGTCTTCCATCATGCTCCTTTGCTACTGTTGTAAAATCGTACTTTAAGTTATCGATTTTTACTTCTACAAACTCTCCTCTATTCGAGTTGTTTGCAGCCTTCTTTACATCATCAAAGAGTTCTATCATTTGAAAATGACACTCTCCATTGATAATTCTTTTAAATTTTGTCATAGTTTTTAATTTTTTTCAACTTCTTTTTCTATCAAAAAATCTATATACTGTTTAGCTTTTTTAAGATCTTCTACTCCATTTTTTAATCTCCACCTGGAAATATATTTAATTACATTGCCTTCGCAGAAATTTAATTTGTTTGCAATAATGAAATCAATAGGCTCTATCTTATTCATTATGTAATGCACAGGTTGTTTAATTTTATCTGTCATAAGTTTTTTTAGCAAGGTGGGGAAAACGGAAAGGGAAAAAAACCCCACCCTGCTTGATACCCTTTAGCCTAAGTTAAAAGGTATATTCGTTATTACCACCATCATTAGATTTTGCAATGTTGTTTTTACTTGCTCCACTTGGTGTTAAAATTATAGTCAACTCTCCTGCTTTTAATTTGCCGTCTTGATCTTTAGACGGAAAAGCAGCCTGGTTATACCATTTACCATTTATGTTTACTCCAATGGTCCAGTTCTTATCTGGATGTTTCATATTTTTTGGACCAACATATATAGGAAGTTTATCTTCTGGTGACTTCCAATCTGGGTTCTTGGTTAAGTTAATGTATATTTTTTCGGATTGATTATCCATGTTTACTCCTTGGTTATATCAACTACTGTTGATTATTGTTTAGTTTGACCTCATGCTCACGAGTATGTTTCATTATTTGCTCGAATGCTTTAAGGTTATTTTTTTTAAGATACATAACTTGATCTCTAACTAAATCTTTAACTGCAGACAATTGTCTTGCAGTTGTTGTGTCAGAAATATCTTTTATTATATCTTCTACATTTACCTCATCATCAAGGTAGGTAGGTTCTTCTTTAGATTGCTCTACAGAATTTTCTTCAAAGGGTGCTGCGTTATAACCATCTTCTAAATCCATTCCTGTTTTTAAGTTTAACGCATTTAAAAACGCATACTTTCTACTGTATGACATTGCTTGACCTGTTCCGTATTTATCAAGACCACCCATGGCAGTACATCCATCCACTATAATAAAATTTTTTGGATCATCGATGTCTGTTATTTTCATAGTACAAGTTACAATTACACATTTAGGTGTAACATCTGTAACATAGTTACAAGTCGCATATAATCTATTTTCTAATAGAGCTGCCATTGCAACTCTTTGCACATCATCATGTAATAAAGGATTAAATGGCATTCCTTTTACCTTGCTTGCTTTTTTTACACCACTCGCATGATTACAAGCATTGTAAAGTTTTTCGTATATATTTTTCATATTTTTTTTATTTATTGTGTACACATTAGTTTCACTACTCATATTTTATTCCCCATAGTTTGGTTATTAGTTGTTTTTGTTCATCTGCTAAATCTTTATAATAAAAGAAATGATTAAGATCTGGTGGCTCCATCATCATTGCTAATTTTTCAATGTTGCCTTCACAAAACATAATCATTTTTTCCCATAATAAAATTTTTTCTATCATGATTTTATAAAGATGCTGCAAGTGATCTGCCTTCATTAACTCATGGCTTTGATCAAAGATAATATAATCTTTGTCATTAACATATACCAAGTAAGGTATCTTGTTTGTTGCCATGTAGTAGAACGAAGTTTGTGTAAGGTTTTCAATTGTAGGTTCACTAGGTAGATCTTGAGTAATCATATTCCACTCTTCTTTACCTTTAACCTTCCTTAAATTAGGTGGTTTAGTTTTTAATTCTATAAATTTTGTTTTAGTTTCATAATCTATTCTGCCGATCACAGGTTTAATCATATCAAATTCTTTTAGTTCAACATATCTTTCGCAAACTAATTTTTCTTTTTCAACAATCTGCTGCACAACTTTCTTTGTGATTGGAATACAATCTTCTGCAAACTTAATCATAGCTTCTCTGCCGAACTTATCTTTTGCGTCAACCGGTGGGTTCTTATTGATTGCTTCTTGTTCATCCTTAAAACATTTATTATAATCTTTATCCCATTCAGTTTCTTTTATTGTTTTAGTTTTATAAATTACATCTGCAATTTGTTTCTGGACCACATTGTTTACTAGGTTGCCAAAGTTAGCTTTATATCTAAATGGAAACTTCCTTCTAACTTCTTGAGGGAAAGTATAACCTAATAAATTTTTTGCAAAGGGTGTACTTGTTGATGAATAAGACCAATGATCCAATCCTTCACCACCATTAAATATTGAAAATGCTTTTTCGATTTTTTTATTTTCCATTTTTTGTTAGGTATTACAGGCATTTATTGTAGTTGTCAACGGAAGATTTTATTTATATAACGGAATGAAAATGACTAAAAAAAAACTACCTTATAAAAAGGTTCGTGTAATTTGGGTTGACATATGCAGCTCAAGTCAATGGTATGATGATCTGGCAGATGTTGATAAGTTTAGCTATTCTTGGTGTGAAGATATTGGATACCTATATTATAAAGATTCTAAAGTAGTTAAGATCTTTACTTCTTATTCTTATGATGAGGATAAGTTATCTATTGGAAACATAACTGCTTACCCTAGATCAGTAGTTAAAAAAATATTGTACGAAAAATGACATATTCTGGAATCTTCGATGAAGTAAACCCTAAAGAAGTTAAGAAACTTAATAAAGAAATAGATAAATTAAAAAAAATAATAGATGATCTTGAAACTAATATGAACTTAAAAGATTTTGAAATACAAAAATTAAAAGAAAGATTAAAAAATGGCTAGAGATGTATATGCTTTCAGTAATGGATTGTATTCAGATTTTCATCGCAAATATGACGGCATTGCTTATATCGATGTGGATTCTGTTGAGTGCTGCGCCTATTGTTATGAACCTTTAGCTATCATTGAGACTTGTTACGATAAAGGTCAAGAATGGAAGGCTACAACCCTCTCAAAGATCATCGCAGAGCGCCTAAACATCCCTTGCTTTTTAGTATTCTATAAAGAATTGACACCAAGTAGCCTAACCTTCCGTATCAAGCGTATAAAGAGCCGTAAGACGCAATTTCAAATCATGAGTGAGGACCAATGGGTTAAAATACTAAGATCCTTGCATGACCACCATAAAACAAAATGTAAATCTAAAAAAAGAAAGGATATATAATGAATGTAAGTAGAGGATTTTTACATATAACTTATAAGCTATACCACCACCTGGATTTGGTGGATGGGGAAAGAAAATCACATTGTCTCAAT